ATTGCCTCTTTTAGGTACAATTGTAGGTGTTCTATGGGGTGGCTTTGAGATATATCAAAGATACCTAGATATGGAAGCTAAGATAGCTTCTTATACTGCTCCTGACTTAACAGGTATAGAACAAGAACTAGCAGTTATAGAAGAAACTTTAATAGGTTTAAGTGACTCAGTTGAAATAGCTAAAGATTATACTAGGTCAATTAAGAATGATTTAAAAGATGACTTAGCTAGACAAGAGCAATTAATGGAAAGGCTTGAAGATAAAGTTAATTCTTCTCAAGATGAAATAGATGAAACTATTGATGCAGCAGAAGAAAGATTTGATGCTAGAAGAGATGCTTTGTATTCAGACACAGATAGAAAAATAAAAGAAGTAGAAGAAAGAGTAAACGCAAAGTTACAAAGAGCGTTAGATAACCCACTAGCAAACTAGGAGAATAATATGCCATACGGACCGGGAACATACGGAAGCAAAAGAGGTAGACCACCTATGAAAAAAACAGCTAAGAAGAAAGCAGCTAAGAAGAGTAAGAAGTAATGCCAGCTAAAAAAGACCCAAGGCTAGCAAGAGCAGGTGTATCTGGATTTAATAAACCTAAGCGTACACCTAATCATAAAACTAAGAGTCATGTAGTAGTAGCTAAGTCAGGTGGTAAAGTAAAAACAATTAGATACGGACAACAAGGAGTATCTGGAGCTGGTAAGAATCCTACTACAGCAGCACAGAAAGCTAGGCGTAAATCTTTTAAAGCAAGACACGCTAAAAATATAGCTAAAGGTCCAATGAGTGCTGCTTACTGGGCAAATAAGAGTAAATGGTAATGGCTAAAAAAGGACTATACGCTAACATCAATGCTCGTAAAAAGAAAGGTATTAGCAGGAGTAAGAAAAACTCAACTATTACTAAAAAAGCTTACGCTAAAATGAAGAAAGGGTTTAAAAAGTAATGGATGACAAAAGAGTACAGTTACAATTAGACAAACATTCTAATCAGATAGCTAAGCTTTTTAGTAAGATTGACGACACTAATGATAAGATACAAAAGATATTTAATATGCTTAATCAAATCAGGTATTTTATTTATGGAGGGTTCGCTTACTTTTTAGCTTCTGAAGTAGGTATGTTTAATTTATTGAGGTTAGTAGCATGATAGGATTTTTAACAAATATAGCACCTATAGCTTTAGGCTTTGTTGCTAAGTTGTTTGCTTTAAAAAGTCAAGCAGCACAGGAACAACAAAAGATGATGATAGAAAACCTACAAGTTAGGAATGATTCTATTAATCAAGCTAGAGCAAGAGCAGATAAAGAAAGTCCAATGGCTGCTATGAACAGAAGAATTATTATTCTAGTTATATTAGCCTTGATTATCTTTACACAGATAGCTCCTGTGTTTTTTAATGTACCTACAGTAATACCTACTGTAATAGAAGGAGCTAGTTTACTAGGTATACAGCTAACACCTGATACAATGGATTATGTAACTGTACAAGCAGGTGCTGTATTAAAGTTTGATGAAGTATTCCAATGGGCAACAATGATAATAGAGTTCTACTTTGGTGCGCAATTAGCTAAGGGGAAATAAATGACATTTAGAGAAGTAATAAACGAAGTATTAATAAGGTTAAGAGAAACTCCTATTACTTCTGATTGGAGTGGAGCTATTAATGATAGCACTACAGTATCTGATTACTATAAAGTTATAGGTGCTTTAGTTAATGACTCTAAAAGAAGTATAGAGTCTTACCATGACTGGCAAATTTTAAGAGAAACTGTTAATATAACTACAGTAGCAGATACTAAAAACTATAGCTTAAGTTCTGGACAAGAATTTAAAATATTAGATGTAGTTAATAATGCTACAGGTAATGAGCTAGTGCAGGTAAGTAGAGCTTATCTTAATAGAGAAAAATATCCTACAGCTTCTACTGGTGAGCCTCATTATTATGGATTCAATGGAGCAGATAGTTCTAATAATCTTAAAGTAGATTTATCGCCTACTCCTAGTAAAGCAGAAACTATTTCTTTTGATATGGTTAAATATCAAGATGTTTTAACGCTAGCTGCTACTACAGTAAAGATACCTACAAAGCCTTTAATACTAGGAGCTTATGCTAGAGCTTTAGCAGAACGAGGTGAAGATGGAGGTACGCAATCATCTATAGCTGCTACTGAAGCTAGTACTTCTATTGCTCAAGCTATTATGATGGATAGTGGTAATACTCAATTTGAGTCTGACTGGTTTATGGGGAATATTCACTAATGGCTAAACAACTAGCTTTTCAACCTTTAACTAACTTAGGTGTTAATGGATTAAATACTCAATATAATCCAGCTATCTTAGACCCTTCGTTTCTTACTGACGCTGATAATGTAATGATTAGAGAGTCTGGAAGAATATCTTTTAGAAAAGGCTTAAAGCAAAAAGTAGTTCCTAGTGGCACAGCTATAGGTTCTATGGTAGAACATAATGATTCTGGCACAAACAAGATATTTGCTAGTCATGGCACTAGTATTTATACGATTGATTTTTCAAATCCTAATACTGCTTTTCCTAGTAGTGGTGCTGATGTTAAACATACTGTTGCTAATAGTACAGGTAATTGGCAGTTTATTAACTTTAATGAAAGATTACATTGTTTTCATGCAGGTATAGTACCTCAAAGATATGATGGTGCTTTAAGTGCTGGTTCTAAATGGGCAGCTTTTAATAATAGTACTAAACCTGCTGGTTTAACTACATTTGACCCTAGCTGCGGTATGGGTTTTTATGGTAGAATGTTTGTAGGAGGGGTGACAGAAGAAAAAGCTGTACTGTATTACTCTGTTTTACTAGATGGAGATGATTATACAGGTACAGGTTCAGGTTTATTAGACTTAAAGAAAGTTTGGGATAACGATGAGATAGTAAACATTGCTCCTTTCTTTGGACAGTTAGTTATATTTGGTAAAAACAATATAGCTATATATGACAATCCTGATGATGTAACTAGTATGTCGCTAAATGAAGTTATTAGTGGCGTAGGTTTAGTTAATAGAGATTCAGTACAAGCAGTAGGGGATGATTTAGTATTTCTTTCTGCTACAGGACTGCGTTCTCTTTTGCGTACTACAGAAAAAGATAAAGTACCTTTAACTGATTATAGTGTAAACATTAAAGATACTTTAATAAGAAATATAGGTGTTAGTTCAAATGTAAAATCAGTTTATTTAGAAGGAGAAGGTGTTTATATTTTAAGTTTTGTAGATAAAAACATAACTTATGTATTTGACTTTAAACAATTTACACCTAGTCAAACACCTAGGATAACAACTTGGTCATTTACTGGCGATAGAGAACCAGCTAGTATGATAGATAGTGAATTATATAGTGGTTTATTAGTAGGACAAAAAGATGGTAGTATTGCAGGTTATGAAGGTTATTTTGATGTGGATTTGGCGTGGGTTAGTTCAGCAGCCAGCTATACTAATGCTGCTATTACTGCTAATGTGTCTTCTATATGGATACCGTTAGGTGAAGGAGTAACTGCTGCTATTCTTAAAAGATTAAGAATGGTATTACAAGGCGGTTCAGGAGCAGTTTTAGGAGTAAAGTGGTATAAAGACTATAGTATTAATCCTTCTTCTACTACTCAAATAAGTTTAAATCCTGTTACAACAGGTACTGTTGCTTTATGGGGAGCTGCTGCTTCTTTATATGGAGCTTCTAAATACACACCTATATACGGATTACAGGAATATCAAACTGCTTTAACAGGTAGTGCTAAACATTTAAAATTAAATTTAAGTATTGTCAGCAATGGTTACGATACTTCTATTCAAGATTTATCAATTATATCTTTACAAGGGAAAATACGATGAGTGATTATACAATAGCAGTAAATTGGAGTGGTAAGGATGCTTTGTCTGATAGTGATGCTGCCAAAGTAATATCAGGAGCAGACTTTAATACTGAATTTGTAGCAGCTAGAACAGCTATTAATTCTAAACAAGACATTAATGGTGATAGTGGAGAAGATTTTGCTATGAACAATGGAACAGTAGCAGGTACTTTAACTGTTACTGGAGTGCCTACTATACCTACTGCTTCAGCAGGAACAAATACTACTCAAGCAGCAAGTACAGCTTTTGTACAGGGTGAAAAAGCAAGTCCAACATTTACTGGCACTCCTGCTGCACCTACTGCTTCAGCAGGCACTAACACTACACAGATAGCTACAACAGCTTTTGTTGAAGCAGCTACACCTAATGCTTCACAAACAGTATTTGGTATGGCTAAAATTTGGACATCTGGTGGTGACTTATATATAGCTACATCATAATGACAACAGAACAAATATCTAGTTGTTACGAAGGATTGTGTAAAGTTGTTGACAACATTAACGCAGGTAAGCCAGATAATATGGCACAAGCTAGTTGGGATATACATAAATCAATTAATATAGAATGGTTAAAAGGAATTGTAACTGCTGATTTTTGGACAGATGAAGATTTAACAGCAGCAAATAGTTTAATAGGATAAGTATGGCAGGAGATATTTACTTTAATGGAAGTGCTTTAACAGGACAACACGATGTCAAGTTAAATGGTACTGATATGGATAATGTGTATCTTAACGGTACTAAGATATGGACTAGACATCCTTATCCAATAGGAACAGATATATTTACTGTTAGTTTTGGAGCAGGTGGTAACTGTGATAGTTTTATTAGTTCAACTTATTCTACATATCCATTAGCTTTTGCTTCACAACCAGCTTATACATCTGGAAGTAGTGGTTCATTAGATAAAAGGTGTGGTTTTACTTTAGCAGATGGATTTTATGTTTCATATTACAACCAAGATGAGCTGGGAACAGACTCAGATGGTGTAGGAGCAAGTAATACAGGTGGTGTTTATTCAATATATATTGGTGGAACAGTATCAGGTTTAACTAGAAGTTCTGGAGGTGGCTCATTAAGTGTAGCTGGTTCTGGAAATAACGGACACTCATTTAAAGTAACATACTCAGGACAATAGGAGATAGGAATGTCAGCATTTAATTTAATAGCAGGAGCTATAAGCGCAGCTTTAGGAGCTAAAGGAGCATCTAAAGCAGCAGCAGAAAATCAAGCAGGTCAAGAAGCAGCAGCTAAATATGCAATGGAAGGCGCTTATCCTTATGATGTAGCTGGCTCGTTAGGAGGAGCTAAGTTTGATAATGAAGGAAAAGTAATAGGCTTAGGTTTATCAGACCCTTTTGATAAACAACAAAAAGGTTTTCTTACTTCAGCAGAAGCTAACAGACAATATTTGCAAGGTATCGAGGCTGACCCAATTACAGCAGAAAATAGATACTATGACCAGCAGATGGCTTTACTGGCTCCAAGTCAAGAGGCAGAAAGAGAAGCTTTAGATGCTCAATTAATAGCTAGAGGTATGCTAGGTTCTACTGGTGGTATGGGTCAGATGCAAGGATTAAGAGAGGCTCAAGGTACTACTAATTTACAAGTTAGACAATCAGCTAGTGATAGAGTACAAGATATGATAGATAGGTATAGAACAAGAGTGTCAGAAGATGTATCATCAGCAGCTACATTAGGACAATTGCCTTTAGATTATGCTAAATTAGGTGTAGATACAGGCGGTATGTTAAGTAACGCAGCTATTATGGGTTCTAGATTTTTATCAGGAGCTTCTTTAACTAATGCTAATGCTACAGCAGGAAGATATGGTGGTTTTTCAAATGCTATGAATCAGTTTAGAAACTATAATTCTAGTTCTTCTTACAACCCAATGTCACAGCCTAAAGGAACTTTATTTCAATCGGCTGCTGGAGCTGCTGCTACAGATAGACACTATAACAGAAACAGAATATAGGAGATAGTAATGGGAATGTTAGATTTTAATTTTAACCCTAATGATGTAACAGTAGCTACTTCTGAAGGATATACAAGCGCCCCTATGCAATTAGCTTACGCTAGCTCAGGGATGCTGACTAAGACAGTAGGTAAAATGATGGGTTTTAAAGACGAAGAAGACTTATTACAAGAAATCTATGAAACATCTGATTTTACTACTGCTGAAGGAAGAGAAAAAGCTTTACAAAGAATAAGAGCAGTAGCTCCTGAGAAAGCAGCTGAGTTGCAAAAACAAATACTAGAAGCTGCGCA